ATTATTTGGCTAAAACAAAAAAGCTACGACACTCGGGCTGTAGATAAATGTAAAGCGGTTCTCGCGGAGATCGGCGGTGGGGCGTGAATAAAATGCACAAATTTAGCCTCACTTTATCGATGAGAAAAGGAATAGCGACTGCTCTTTGCGGCAAGGAGAAAGCTGTTTTCAGCTTCATGCCCACGGATAAAATCACGTGCCTTAGTTGCAAGAAGCGCGCGAGAGGAGCCGGGACGAAATGAGCGATAGCAAAACAGCCATTAATTACGAAAGACCGGATATATGCCCCGGGTGCGGCTATAACTCAGATCATCAGACGAGTTGCTGTTCCGATCTTGCGGCGGCGAAGGCGGAGGTCGAGAAGCTGCAAGCCGATCATGCCATGGCGAAGCTGGAAGCTATCTGGGATCGGCATTCCCGCGATGTTATGGAAGCCGAGTACAAGCGTATGCGGGATGCGCTATGCGACTTCCCGGCCGGATGCAAGTGCCAAGTTTGCCCCGACCATAAAAATCTAATTGATGAAGCCCTTTCCCCCAAGCCGGAGAGGGCGTAGATGAACGACTTAGAGCGTGAGATTCAACTCTTATGTGCGCAATATTCTTTGCGTGAAATTTTAGAGACGCTGGCTATGGTTCACGACTGGGAGTGCAAGGATAAATAGCTGACGGGCTTGGCGTGAATTTTGGTCTAGTGATGCCTGCCAAGGCATGGTTGAAATATGGCGATGTGCATCCCGTCCGGGCTGGCCCCCGGCGGTCTGTAGCCATCGGGGATCCGGTTGTGGAACCCGGACGCTAGATCAGTTGATTTGAGCCTTGAGCTGCGAACTAGGCGTAGCGATCCCACAAGCTTGGCCTGAAGACAAAAGCCCGGGATCCAGTTCTCCCGGCACTATTTAGCGCGAATAGCTCAACGGATAGAGCGAGTGCATTCTAGGCACAGGGTTGAGGGTTCGATTCCTTCTTCGCGCATGATTTGAGCTGCAGCGGCGAAAGCCGATAGCCCTTACAGTAATGTCGGAGGGTGTAAGCTACGAATCCGGCCTGCGGCTCAGTTGGTTTAAGGAGAAAATGGCACCAAGGAAAGTAATCGAGGAGATCGACGCCATCCTTCGGGATGAGGGGCTTTGCTCTATTCAGAAGCTGGACCGGATTGAGGCGCTTGTGCTTAGCAGGGAGCCTCGCCCAGCTTAATCAGCAGCTCGGCGCGTTCCCCGGATAACTTTCGTATTTGTTCGTTGATTTCAAGCACGCGGTTCCGGATGCAGATCTGACATGAAACGTAGCCTTGCGGGTAGTGGGGGCACATGCTTTTTTATATCAGGGATGCAAGGAGGGCTCAATGGAGCAATTGGCCTGGATGTGGATAAGCGGATTTCTTTTTGGAATCGCTTTGATGGGGAGGTGGTTTGATGACCGATCAGGAGATTAACGAGGCTGTAGCGCGGAAGTTGGGGGCGACTTATGCGGGAACTAGGACGTCACTAATCACGAAAAAGGAAATTCAGCTTTGGGATTGGCATGGGTTTGATGTTGATTCTGGCTGGTTCCTGGGGCCTTCGCCAATGGCAGACTTTTGCCACAAAATTAATGAGGCCTGGGCAATAGTCGACTATCTGCGCAAGCAAGGCATCGATATCAACATTTTCGTTAGCGAGCGGACTGTGATGATTTCCAGACAATATGACGAGATACTGGCCGACCATGAAGAGGCTCCCATGGCGATATGTTTGTACTTCCTGAAGCTTCGCGGGAAGTTGAAAGGATAACTATGAAAACCCCTAAACGCTTTATGCGCCTGAAAATCGATCAGGACGGGCAGCAATGGATTAAGCGATGGGATGGGTCCCGCAATTGCCCAGAATCCAAAGCCAGGTGGAGGAAAATAAAATATTCTGACATCTTGACATGTCCTGGGAATTGGCATGTAGCGGAAGAGATGGAGATGGCCATGACCTTTCCTTCAAATGGTTAAGCCCAGCACCGAGCGCCGACGCAACAGAATAGCCCGCCTTTATTTCGATCGCCGTAAGGAGCGCAAGCAAATTGCGCTGATAATTGGTGTGTCTTATCGCCGCGTTTGCGAAGTTGTACAAAGTCTCGACGGAAATTCCGCACATTTAGTTGTTGCGCGTATTTCAAAGAACGCTTAAGCTTAACACGTAGCACCTCCGGGGGGAGTGAATCGATTTTATGCCCCCCGTATTTTTTTGCCCTCTTTTCACACCCCCCCGTGTGACCCCTCAACACATCGAGGGTCTTTTTTCTTCCAAGGAAATTGCTTGAGCCTCACTGGTAAGAACGACAAAACAGTGAGCAAGAACTTGAAGCCATTCAAGAAGGGCCAGAGCGGCAATCCGTCAGGCCGACCGAAGACCCCCGACTGGTTTAAAGAACACACCCCCGAAGCAATGGCAAAAATCCTCTCGTTGCTTAATTCTGATGACGATAAAGTAGCGCTGCAATCGGCCACTTTGATTCTCGCCTACAGCCTTGGCAGGCCTACGGAGCATGTGCAAGTCACCGATGTCACCGACCGCGCCGAAATCTTAAGGAGCCGCCGTGCAAAACGCGCAGCCTAAACGCGATCCTGAAATCGAATTAACCGAGATGATCGGGGATATGTGCAATGACCCCTGGCAATTCGTGATTGATTGCTTCCCGTGGGGCGAAGGCGAGTTGGCGGGCAAGAAACCGGAGCAATGGCAGGAAGACCTTTTAAAGCGCGTGAGAGACGGTCTGGTAACGGTCCAAGACGCAATCTTAGAAGCGGTGGCGTCCGGGCATGGCGTTGGGAAATCCGCGTGTGTTTCGTGGCTCATCCTCTGGGCCATATCGACGTTCCCGGATACGCGTGGGGTCGTAACGGCCAATACGGCAACGCAGCTCATGACAAAGACCTGGCCGGAATTATCGAAGTGGCATAACCTTTTTATCGCTAAGCATTGGTTTGAAGTCACCGCCACTTCTATATTCTCCACCAGCCCAGGCCATGAAAAGACATGGCGCATCGATGCGATCCCGTGGTCGATCAATAACACCGAAGCGTTCGCCGGGTTGCACAACCAGGGCAAGCGGGTCATCATCATCTTCGATGAGGCCAGCGCGATTCACGACAAGATTTATGAGGTCACGGACGGAGCCACGACTGATAAAGACACCGAGATATTTTGGTTTGCCTTTGGAAATCCAACGCGTAATACGGGCCGATTCCACGCCGCGTTCCATAAGCTAAAGCACCGCTGGACCCATAACCAAGTCGATTCCAGGGCGGTCACACTTTCCGATAAATCCAAGATTAAAAAATGGGAAGAGGACTACGGTGTCGATTCGGATTGGTTCAAGGTCCGCGTTAAAGGGGAATTCCCGGCTGTAGGCGATAGGCAATTCATCTCCGCAGCTCTTGTGGATGCCGCCCGCGGCAAGCATCTGCGAACCGATCAGTACGATTTTGCTCCCGTCATCATCTCCTGCGACCCCGCATGGACCGGGGGTGATGAGATTGTCATCTATAAGCGGCAAGGACTCGCCTCTACCATGCTCGGAAAATACGCCAAGAACGATGACGATAACGCGATTGCTGGATATCTCGCCAAATTTGAGGATGAGCATCAGGCGGACGGCGTCTTCATCGACCAGGGGTACGGAACCGGGATTTATTCCGCCGGCAAGCTGATGGGGCGCCGCTGGACGCTTGTTTCGTTCGCGGCTGAGTCTCAGGATGCAGGCTACCTGAATAAGCGCGCCGAGATGTGGTTTCTCATGAAGAAATGGCTGCAGCAGGGCGGCGCGATCCCGGATGACCCTGTGATCTGCGAGGAAATCCCCGGCCCTGAATATACGGTGCGACTTGACGGGAAGATCGTTCTTGAATCAAAGCAGGACATGAAGGACCGCGGATTGACCAGCCCCAACCGTGCCGACGCCCTGGCCTTAACGTTCGCTTACCCGGTCAGAAAGAAAATCAGGGATGCAATCCCTGGGCAGCAGGCCTCGAAACCCTACAAACTTTATCCGGAGGTAACCCGTGTGTAGCCCAGCCGCGATCCCTTATGTTCTTGTAGCGACTGCAGCTGCAGCGTCAACCACTCAAGCCGTTATGGCCAATCAAACCGCGCAGCATGCCAAGGGCGCAGCGCAAGCGCAGGAAACGGCTGCCAAAAATGCAGAGAGAGAGCAAGGAAAAATCGGCCCTTCGGCTACCGCCGCACCACCCAAACCGGATTTCAATGGCCAAGAGGAGCAGCGGCGCAAGGCGGCGTTGCGCGCCGGGCTCCTTAGCACGGTCGGGACTTCGCCGACTGGCGCCAAGGGGACGCCAAACATCTATGAGCCGCGCGCCGGCGGCAAGACTCTCTTGGGAGCGTAATGGACTTCGACCGAAAAGCCATCAATAAGCGTTTCAACGCGATGCGCTCTGAATCAAATAAATGGCGGCCAGCGTGGCGCGAGATCCGGGACTATATCGCCCCGACGCATGGTTTCTTTGAATACGACATGCCCGACTGGGGCAAGCGGATCGACCATGAGCGGATCGTGAACGGCCATGCTATGCGATCTCTAAATACCCTCGCGTCCGGGATGACTTCCGGCCTGACATCGCCTTCGCGCCCATGGTTCGCGCTCGGCAGCGCCGACCCGGACCTTGCAGATTTCCAGCCCGTTAAAGAGTGGATGTCCATTGTCCAGCAGCGAATCATGGCGGTGTTTTCGAAGTCGAACATATATCAGACCCTTCACTCGCTTTATTCGGAAATCGGCGGGTTTGGCACGGCGGCCATCTTGGTCATGCCCGAT